AAAAGCCAGCCGTGCCGGCGGTGATCGACGGCGCCGCCGTGCGCGTTCCGGGCTTCGACGACAAACAGGTGGTCAACCTCAAGCTGATCGAAGTCTACCAGAATGCCGAGGTCGGCTATCGCGAGGGATGGACCGACGCGCGGGTGGCGCAGGAACTCGGCTGCCCGAAAGAATGGGTCTCCGACGTGCGCGGGGCGATGTTCGGGCCGGAGGGCATGGCGCCGCACCTGCGCGCGCTGGACAATGGCATGCGCGTCTTGGAGGAGCGGCTCCGAGAGCTGGCGGAGCAGCAGGCGGAAGCCTTTCGCGCCATGGGCGGCATCCGCAAAATGGAAGCGGAATTGCGTGATCTCTACGCCAGTGTGGAGACGGTCTGCGCTTCCATGCGTGACCAGGTCGCTGCGGCCATTCACAAGGGCGGGCGATAATGCAGCTCCTTCCCATTGTCGAAATCCTCGCGAACGCCGAAACGGCTGTCGAGCGCGCTCGCTGGCTGCTGACGGTGCCAGACGTCGTCGTCTATCGCGACTTCGATCCGATCCGCTTGCTGCTGCAAGAACGGCGGTTTCTGCTCCGCGGCGAGGATTTGCGCATGCGCCATGCCCTTCTGCATGCCACCCGCGGCGCGGACGGGCTCTTGCCTTGTCATCTCGCCCGCGCGCCCGACGATCTGCGCGCCGTCATGCTCCGGCTTTTCCGGGCCGCGCCCCCTGCGTCCGACCCGGCGCCATCCCGCGCGGGAGGGGAAACGACTAGCAATGCAGCGACACGAACACATGCAGCAACCCGGCGAAGCGCGCGCGCAAAAATCGCGCGTCTGGCGCTGGCGCAATGCCGTCTCGGCCTCCGATCTCGGGGCGACGGCCAAGCACATCCTGCTGCAGCTCTCTCATAACATGGATGGCAACGGCGGGTCGTGTTTCCCGACGATTGCCGAACTCTGCGAAAGCACCGGCCGCAGCAAGAAGACGGTGCTCAAGCATCTCCGGGTCGCGGAGGATGCCGGCTGGATCGATATCCGGCAGGGGCGCCTCAATGGCCAGAGATGGCGTCGGCTCGACTATGTGGCGCGGTGGCCAGATAGCGGCGTCGCCGACGCGCCAACTGGCGAAAAGGTGGTGGAAATGGCGTCCGAAGCTGGTGGAAATGAGGGCTCGAAGGTGGTGGAGGAATTACACCAGGATAAGATCTCCTCAAACAACATCTCAGATAACATCTCAGACGAGCGGGCGGGCGCGGGCGAGCCCAGCCAGCCCGACCGGCGCAAGGTGGAGCGCGCCTTCCGGCGCTGGTATCCGACGTGGCCACGCTTCGCCGACTACAGCGATGCGACCGCCAAGCGGGTCTGGTTTTCGCTTTCGGACAGGGAGCGTGCCGACTGCATCGCGCTTACGCCGGCTTACATCGCTGCGCAGACGGACGGCCATGCCTTCACCAGTCCGGCGGTCTACCTGCGCAAGCGGCGCTGGCAGGACGTGCAGGCTCCAGCCGCCGAGCCGCTGCCCGAGCGGCTGCATGCGCCCTTCGGCGGGCCGCTCTGGATGGCCTGGTGGCTCTGGCAGCTCCTGCAGCCGCCAACCGGGCGAATCGTGCTGACCGCAACCGAGCAGGCGATGATCCGGGATGGAAAAATCAGCCAGGAAACCCTGCTGCGCGACAAGCGCCGGCGGCATGGCTGGCGGAAGTCGGTGGCGATGCTGGAAGCCTTCCAGTCCAAGCACAAATTCCACGCGCCATCGGCGATGAAGGCGCTTTCCGACGGTTTCGTCGCGGTGCTGCCGGACAGCCCGATTTTTGCAGCCTGGGTCGCGGCGCATGAACGCCGGGACTGGCCGTTTCCCGACCCGATCGGGAAGGTGATCTATTTCCCGCCAGTCCAGGACCTGGCCGGAAATCTCCATGAGGAAGTCGAGGCCGCAATCGCGGGCTTCGAAAAGCAGGCAAGGGGTCTTTTTTGATGGTGAAAACGAAGGGCAGGCGGGCCGGGGCTCACCAGGCCGGGACCGAATCACTTTCGGATTCCGAGCGTGGGTGGCAGCGGTGGCGGCAGCAGCGCGTCACGCGACGGCTGCGGCTCGCAAGGCAACAGCTCGCCAAAGCCTCGGCCAAGCTGGTCGAGGCAGACCGGGAAAGCGCTCGGTGGTTTTGCCTGACGGTTTCGGGTGGCAAGGAATTTTCTGTTGAAAAGCTGCTGACCGATGCGGGCGTCCAGGTGCTTTTGCCGAGCGAAAAAGTGGTTTGGGTGAAGCGCGGAAAGAAGGTTGAGGGTGAGCGCCTGATGTTCCCTGGCTATCTTCTGGTGCGTATCGTGCCGTCGGCGGAAGCCTTCGAGGGCCTGCGCAGGCAAGAGCGGCAAGGCGTGACGGGTTTCGTAAGCGGCCCAACGGGTTACCATGTTATCTCCGACCGGGAATTGAACCGTTGGTGGCAGCTTTCCGACGCAGAAATCGGCGCCATGGAGACGGATAAGACGATCGGGCAGGGGTCGCGGGTGCGGGTCAAGCAAGGGTTCTGGGCGGGCCTTACATGCGTTGTCATTGATGTGAAGTGGAGACGTAAACCTACCGCTCGGCTTCAGATCGAAGGTGCAGCGTCGGCGATGCCGCTCGATAAAATGCCTATTGCATTTCTGGAAAAGCTGTGAGAGTCATCTGGCAACGGCCACTGCGGTGTCGCCAGCCTCATTATCCCGCTGCGAAACAACGGCGGCAGAGATGACCACGGTTTCGGTAGGTCACAGGGAACAGGCGCTCAGCAACCCAGCCTTGACGATCCCGAAAACGGGAACATCGATTCAAGGTCAGTGCGCAAGCCATGTTCTCCAGGATGATGATGCAAGGTGCTGTTCGGGCTAGCAGCCGACTTTTTTTACCGTGCATCTGACGCAGCCCGGTGGTCATCCGGGGAAACGAAAAGGCGGCCTTCGGGTCGCCTTTTCGCGTTCTAGGTTAGACGTTGCATCACCCGAACGTTGGGGAGGCTGTCATGTAACCGGTAGCGACTTCTCAAGGGGATGATCGGTGGCACAAGTTTCCATCACATGGGCAGACGCCAACCTGAAAGTCTTCGGCAAGCGCATTGCCAAGCTGAACGAGCAGTTTCCGAAAGTCATGCCGCGCATCGTCAACCAGGTTGGCAGCCGCGCGAAGACACAGGTCATCCGAAACCTGACGAAGCAAACGGGCCTGCCGCGCAAGACAATCGTCAAGGCTGTCGGCGATCCGACAAGCGCTCGACCCGGGCGACTGTCCTACGACATGGTCACGCGGGGCGGGAACATCCGCCTTAAATATCTGAATGCGAAAGAGACCGAAGGCGGCGTTGTGGCCAAGCCCTTCGGCAAGACGACGCTCTACCCGGGCGCGTTCATGAAGGGCGGCGCTTTCCCCGATCGCAAGACGGTCGATAAGTTCAACGGCCATGCCTATTACAGGCTGAACCGTTCGGGAACGCGCATCACCTATGCCCGCTCCGGCGTCCTCATCCCCAAGGAGATGACGACAGGCGCCACCCGGCAAGCGTTCCTCACCACCGCCGGGCCGCTGCTGCGGTCCCGGGTCGAGGCAGTCCTCGCCAAGCTCATGCCCTGACCGAGGGGCGGGGGGTACCTACCCCCTCGGGGGGGGGGCGGGGCGCCCCACCCCCCCCCATTCAGGGACCGTTCCGCCGGCTTTGCCCAGGTGCGGGGTCGCGCGACTGCCGAATTTCGCCAGTCTGACGCTAAATTCAAAGCCTAAACTTCTAAAGTCGGGCTAAACAACTAAAGAGGCCAGTAAAGTCGATGAATGACGCCGTCTCCAAAGGCGAGTTCGCGGCGATCATCGGCGTCACGCCGGGCCGCATCAGCCAATACCTTGCCCAAGGCAAGATCACCTCGGCCGCGCTCGTCGGCCACGGCCGCAACGCCAAAATCATCGTCGAGCGTGCACGGGCTGACCTTCGGCTGACGCTCGACATCTCGCAACGCCTCGGTAATGGCATCGATACGCGGCTCGACACTGACGACGACATGCCGTTGATGGATCGCCGCCGCTTCAGCGACCCCGAGCCGGACGAACTGAGAAAGCCGAGCATCGATCATGTCCTCAAGCAGGAAAAGCTTGAGCAAACCCGCCGCGCCACCCGCAACGCGGCGATCGCCGATGCCCAGACAGCCGGCCAGCTGACCACGGTCGCCACGGCCCGCGAAGAAATGATACGGATGGCATCCTCGATGCTCCTCACCTTTGAGGGCTCGCTCACCGACTTCGCCGCCGCAATCGCCTCGACCTTCAAGCTGCCACAGCGCGACGTCCTGCATTTGTTGCGGGGCGAGTTCCGCAAGGTGCGCGACAAGGCCTCCAAGGCGGCAAAGCTTGACGCCGACAACCTGCCCGATGCGGTCGAAGCCGTGATCGAGGCCGAGGAAATCGAAACGATCAACTGATGACATCGATCATCGTCAACGTTGCCAATGCCGTGCGCATTGGTCGCGAGGTGCTGGCCGATATCTGGTCGCCCCCGCCTGAAGTCGATTACCTGCGCTGGGCTGAAGACAATATCGTCTTCTCCAAACGCGAAAGCCCCTTTCCAGGCCGCTATAACCGCGACCTGTTTCCGTACTTCGACGAAATTCTGCGGGCGCTGTCGCCCGCCGATCCCTGCCGCATCGTCACGGTGGCGAAATCGGCGCAGCTCGGCGGCACCGTCGTCGCCAATATCTTCACACTGGGCTCGATCGACATGGACCCGGGGGACATCCTCTATGTCCACCCGACCGAAAACAACGCGCAGCGCTGGAGCAAGATGAAGCTTGTCCCGATGCTGCGCGGGACGACGGCGCTGGCCAAGGTCTTTCCGCAGAAGAACCGCGATGGCCTCGACAGCGTCCTCTACAAGGAACGCCTCGACGGGCGCGGCGCGATCCAGATATCCGGCGCCAACTCGGCCGCCTCGCTGTCGCAGGTCTCCATGGCCCGCCAGGTGCAGGACGACTTGTCGAAATGGGAGACCAATTCGGCCGGCGACCCGGAAAAGCAGGCCGACAGCCGTTCGCGCGGCTACGAGTTTGCCAAGATCCTGAAAATCTCGACACCGCTGGTGATGCCGGGATGCCGGATCACCCGCAATTTCGAGGACGGCAGCCAGGAGCATTTCTACGTCCCGTGTCCGCATTGCGAACATATGCAGACGCTGGAATGGGAAAACATGCTGTCGAACCTCGACGAGGCTCGACCGGAAGACGCCCATTTCACCTGCATCGAATGCGGCTGTACGATCGAGGAGCATCACCGCGCCGAGATCGCGCGCAAGGGCGAGTGGCGGGCGCACAACCCGTCTGCCAAGCGCCACCATCGCTCGTTTCATCTGTGGTCGGTTATCTCCGCGCTGCAAAGCTGGGAGCGCATCGCCCGCGAATGGTTGAGTGCCAAGGGCGATCCGGCGTCGGAACAGACGTTTCTGAACGATACCGTCGGTCGAGCCTATGTCGCAGCCGGCGAGGCGCCGCCCTGGGAGGCGCTGCGCGATCGTGGTGCGGAATCGTCCTATCCGGTCGGACGTATACCGGCCGGCGGGATCGTGCTGACCATGGGTATCGACTGCCAGGGCGACCGCGTCGAATGGCAGGTTGTCGCCTTCGGCCGGGACTTCCGCCGCTATGTCGTCGAATTCGGCGTCATCCCCGGCCATATCTCGGACAAGACCTGTCAGGAACGCCTCGACGGGATGCTGAAACAGCAATGGGTCAACAGCTACGGGCGCAAGATCGGCTTGGACAAGGTGGCGATCGACGGCAACGCCTATACCGAGGAGGTGTGGGAGTGGGCGAAAAAGCACCCGTCCTTCCTTCTCGTCATGGTGCGCGGTTCCAACACTGACAGCGCGCCGCTGACCCAGCGCGTCAAGAAGGAACGCAACACCAAGACCGGAAAGCTGCTGCGATATTCGAAACGTTTCTACAACTTCAACGCCTCGGTGCTGAAGATGGCGCTGTATCGAAACGTCGCCAAGACAGACCCGCTCGATCGCGGCTACGTCGCTTTCCCGCGCGGCCTCGAGGACGAATATTACCGCGAGCTGACCGCCGAACGTCGTGTTCCGAAGAAACGGAAGGACGGCTTCGTCGAGTACAAGTGGCACAAGGACGACACGGTCGACAACGAAGCCCTGGACACCATGAACCAGGCCGAGGTCGCCGCCATCCTATACGGCATTCGCAGCCTGCCCGACGCGATCTGGGATCGCCTCGAGGCGGAACGCGAGGTGCCCGTGCCCGATCAGCAGCTC